AGTGAACAAGCTGCTGTCGATCGCCTGGCTGCTGCTGATCCAGTGGCCGCGCGGGCTGTACCTGCACACCAAGCTGGTCGCGCTGGCCGTGGCGGCGGTTGTGGTGCGGTGAGTTGTCAAGCAATCGTTGACAACTGAAAGTTGATGGTGGCCGGTGCTGATCTCCGGCTTGCTGCGGCTCTCCCGGGCTCCCGTCGATGGGCTTGGGTAGCTTGCAGCACGGTATCGACCACGTTACGCATCAGCCTGCGCGTTCACCATCATCAAATGCCGGTTACTGTCACCATCAAGTCCGCGCACTGCCGGTGGGGTTACGCACCACTTACCGATTCGTAACCGAACAATGACGCGGGCTTGATGGCGCCTGATGACTCGGCATGTAGCCGCCCTGCACAGGCTTCGGGGCCGGTACAATCACCGGCTCCGGCGATTGTATAGAAAACGAGCGGGCCGGGCTTGATACCGACTTGAACCGCGTTGCAGGCCCGTGGTTCATTTGTCCTACAGCTTCTACGCTGCGTGTCCTTCCACGCCGCCGCTGATGTGATGACGCTGGCTAGGGTGTCTGGGCACCGAGATCTTCGGCAGCTCTTGGATGCCTATTCCAGAGAGTCTGCGGCCGATATTGCATCCCGGATTTAATACCGGGTTTGTCGCTATTTTTAAGATAGCTGACAATGACCGTTTTGCGCTGGGGAGGGCGGTTTTGGTGCATGGATTTGGCAGTTTATACCGCAGGTTTTGCGGTTTATATTGCGTTAGGCATCACCAATCGCCTTCCGCAGTGCCACAAGGCATTGCTCGGCATTGGCGCTGTGAATCCACTGCCCCCGGCACGCTTGCAGGGCGCGCAGCAAGTCAGGCGCCGCCGCGATCAATCGTGCGTCCGCCCACGTTGAGTAATCGCCGTGGTATGGAATCTCGGCAACAACCTTGCGGCCACGGCGCACGCGCAGTACGTCGCCGGTGGTCAAATGGTTTGCGCGCCAGTCGCCTGGCGTCAGCGCTCGTTCGTTCATCGTTGCCATGTGTTACTCGTTGCAGTGCTGCCTAACAGGTCGGTCAAACGGACCCCTTACGGCCTGGCGGCCTTCAGGGTCCGTTTACCTTTGCGTTATCTGGCAGAAGGCGCGACCACACAACGCCGCGACCATCGCCGTCCAGAGCAATGCGCTCAAGTCCTGGAAGCCTGTCGAAAATGTCCGCCACCCACTGTGGGCACCCACCGTCCTCGACGGGCTGAGGCCCTGAGCAGTAAAACGAACCACGTATCTCCAAAGGCCGCGCAGAGTGCGAGCCGTGAAACAGTGGGCCAGCGTGCCCCTTCATTGCAAAAATTGCCATCATCTTTCTCCTGTTTCTGTACCAGCCCGATAACCGGGCGTCCGAGTCGGATGCGCAAGCGCACCGCACGACTCTGCGTTAAACCGCAAATGTGCAATCGCTGCGTCAATTGCTTTTCCTACCGCCGAAGGACAGGGCGCTTCGTCAATTTCAATATCGCCGCGCCGCCATTTGTTGTGGACTTCCAGCACACGGGCAACGCGGTGCAAGTCATCAAATCCGCACACGCAACCCTGAATCCCTCTCGTGCATGTTGCCCAGCTTCGGCCCGCAAATTCTGCGCAAACTGTCATATCACTCTCCGGTTAAGTTTTGCCGTTTAACACGGCATTCGTGGCGGATGTACCGCCGCACAATTCGGCGTTATGCGGCATGGTCGCCTAAGCACCACGTCAACAGCGCGGCAGCGGTGGCGGCTTTCCATGCTTGCCAAGCAAGATCAACCTCAAGCTCTGTATAGCTGCCCGGCCATGCACTACGATCATCAAAACGCTCAATTGGCATTTCAAACGGCGGCGCGGATATAAACGCTTCAAACGCTTCTCTGGTGGTCATGGCGTCTCCTTGTGGTGGCTTACGCTCTGGCTGCGCCGCCCAAGACTCAAGCATTTCAGCCTCTTTCGACCACGGAATAAATGGACGAGGTTGCTCTGGCGTAGTTGCTGGCGCTGCCAAGGCGGCACGTATTTCTTTTGCGAAGTCTTCCAGTGCATCTAGCCGTTTAAGGATGTGTTTTTCCATAGTGATGGTGGTCATGATGTTCCTTTTATTGCTGCGTCAATGACTGAATCAACTTCCTTTACGGTCGTTGCGGCTACGATTGCATCGTCATAAGATTCATCATCAGACACAAGATACTCAGCTAGCCACTGATAACGCTCCGCATCTTTGCGAAGCTGCTCGTTCTCAGCAACCAGCGCAGCGCAGTTTTGTAGCCGTTCCTCTGACTCGGTCTTCAGTCGCTCCAGTTCATCTGGCGCAGTTGATGGCGCTGGGTCATCGCCAATAGCCTCAATGATGGAATCGAACTCTGATTTCAGTCGCTCCAGTTCAGCAAGTGCTAGAACAGTGCTGACTTTCTTCAGTAGCGGCTCATCACGAAGGGTTCCACCGTAATTTCTAGCAAGGAAAAGCTCTTTTTCAATTCGTACCAGCAGTTCTCGTTCAATGGCGATGGTAGTCATCACAGCCCTCCCAGCATCACGGTCAGAATCACCACGATGACGCAGGCCCACAGGATGAGCTTGTCCTGCCAATCCATCGAGGTCTTGACCTCGTACCCCTTGTGGTCACGCATCGGTGCTCTCCTTGATGTAGTTCGACAGCCGCGAGATCAGCCCGTCGTTGTACTGCGCCTGCGCGGCGTAATACTCGCTGTGCTGCATGGCGACGAGATAGTCCCGCTTCGCCTGCTCCAGGTCGTGGACGGCGATCTCAAGGGCCGTTGGTTTTTTGAAGGGGTTGAACTGCTCGATGAGGTTTTTCATTCGGTTTCTCCGCTTTCCATTTCGATCAACAGGTCAAGAAAGTGACGGGCTTTCTTGAGGTCTTGCAGCCCGTTCTTCCCGCGCCACCGGCTCACGTACTTGATGATGCTGCCTTCGCAGAACCCCAGACCATTGCTGTGGATGTACTGCACCGGCTGGATCGCCATGTTCTTGTAGTGGTCCCCGGCAACCTGAACGTCCAGTGCGCTGGGAACCTTCGCTTCACCGGGCCGGAAGGCCATGCGGTTGCGCATGTTCTCTTCGTACAGGTCACGAGACACAGGAGGGTCAATCTTGTAGGGGGCATCATTCATCTTGGTCATCTTCGTCCTCGTCATCGTTTACTTCCACCAGTACGCATCCGGTCCCGTTGCAGTAGTAGCACTTGGACCGCTCGGTCATTCCTTCACCCGATCCACGGCAGACAGGGCAGATTTCGTCCTCGAAGTGAGTGGTCATTGCTCGATCACCCCCATCTTGATCATGATGTCCTTGCGCTCACGGGCATCACGCAGGGCCGACAGTCGCTGGTGCAGGCGCACCACGATCATCGACCTCCTGCTGTTCTCCATCTCGTGCTTGAGCATCTGCTCGACTTGCTCCTCGGTCAGCACTGCCAGCACCCCCTGGAGACTGCGCCACGACTTGAGCGCAGCGGTTGCGATTGCATCCATTTCGGTTCCTCTTGAGTTGATGAGATTGCAGTGTAGCACGGGATTACAGAGTGTGCAACATGAATTTACGCAGATTCGCGCATTTTCCTGTACTCCTTCACCGCCTTCCTAAGCGACCCCTCAGTCTCAGCCTTCTCTCCGAGTGCCAGCGCCTGAGCCTGATCGACCGTATCGAGGCACAGGATGCGGTGGCATGTGACAGGTCTGCCTTGACCCTGGCGGCGCAGGCGACCGTTGAACTGGTTGTACAGGCGCAGGCTCCAGTTCAGTCCGAACCAGACCACGGTGTTCCCTCGCTTCTGTAGCCCGTCGATGCCATGTCCCGCGCTGGCCGGGTGCGCGATCATCAGGGTGCAGTCACCCGACACCCAGCGGCGCATGGCGTCGTTCAGCGACGACTCTGTGTTGCACTCTGTCAGGTTGATGGGTCGGATGCCCTTGAACCGCTCCATGATCCGCGCTGCATCGCTGCGGTACGCATAGGCGCAGAAGATCGGTTGCCCGTTGGACTCCTCGATGATCTCCTCCAGCGCATCGAGCTTCAACTCGTGGATCGGCTCCCACAGTGGCATCCCCGGCACCGGGTAGGTAGCACCGTTGCTGAACTGGAGGCAGGTGTTCATAAGCGATGCCTGATTGAACATCTCCTTCTCTGCACCACTGTCCAGCTTGAGGAACATCTCCTTCTCCATCTGGTCATACCGTTCGCGCAGGTCGGGGGTCAGTTCCACGTTCACATCGTTGACGATGAGGTCGGGCAGCGGGTTGTAATCGGCGGCGCTCATCTCCAGCGTGATGTCACTCACCAGGGTCTTGATGGCGCTCTCAGCATCGTCATACGGCACCTCCTTGTACGGACCCTCCTTGCGATAGAACCGGGTGCGGAACGCGGTCTTGCTGGTGCCCAGGCGCTCACCCTTGTCCACCACGAGGTACTGCCCGTGCAGGTCCTTGTATCCCTCACTCGCAGGTGTCCCGGTCAGACCCGTGGACCACTTGAACTGCCCCAGCACCTTCTTCAGCGCCTTGACCCTGTTGGTGCTGCTGTTCTTCATCTTGTCCACCTCGTCATAGACGATCCCATCAAACGGGACCGGCAGACCCTTGCGGACA